ATAAGGATCTAAAACAATTTTATCTGTTGATACATCAACAAAACTTCCTCTAATAAAATATGTTCCAGAAGATATTCCAACTGCAGATCCAATAGCAGAAGCGTTACTATCTACTAATGTAAGAACGGTTTCACCTTCATTAATTGCAGTATTACCATATATGAATGATTCTTGAACTATTAATTGTTCCCCATCATTTAAGTTTGATATTTCATTATTGTCCCCTGACTGCAAATATTTGACATAGATTGTTAAATCATCTACCTGAGTATTGGTTCCAGCCAATTCATAACTATCAATTGTCAAAACAATGCCAGAAGTTTGTCCTTTTAATCTTAATCCTATTAATTGATCCAAATATAATGTAACTGGAATACCTAAATGACTGTCTAATATCCGTACTGAGTGATATTGTTGATCAAAATTTATATTACCAGGTATTACCATAGACCCATCTTTAAAGATGTGACTACCAAATGATTCAATTTGATTCTGTAAAGAAGATTGTAGAGTTGTTAATTCTCTTGCTTGAACAGGGAATCCTGGTTTAAACAGAACTTTGTAAAACTTATCTTCCTTATCAAAATCATCATAATAAGGACTTATATTTAAATTCGTTTTTTGTGGCATTTTTTAAAATTCCAAAATGATTTTAATGTCTTCCTTCTGTCTAGCGTTTCTAGTCACCAGTGGTCGGTTGTCTAAGTAAATTATTTCACCCGACTTTTTATTTATCTCAGGAGATGCAAGACCATTTGTAAAGTTTACTCCCAATGAAATAACTTTATTACCAGATGGGTTTGTACTTATTCCAGTAAAGTTTTGATCTACGGTGGCACTGAATCCACTTGTAGGTGCGATTATACTTTCTGCCGAGGATTCAAACTGTAAAACTTTTGATCCTGTTGTAATTCCAACATAGTCAGTTTGATCGGAGCTAGTCTGATTAAAGAATAATGATCTATCCTGATAGTATTTAATTACGTTAGTGTCAGTATCATAAGAGACAATGTACCCCTCTGCTGTTCCACCAGTTACAGTTTGTTTAATTTTTTCTCCTATGGTTGGAGTTCCAGTTGGTGAAACAATCTTTATCGCATTGACTGATGAAAAATCATTTGCAGTAAAAATAGATGTAGATCCAATAGACGTTGGATTTTTAATTACACTAATTTGTGCAAATTTAGTATCTGTTGGAAAATCTTTTGTTGAGTCATCAAATCTTGCATATACTAAAATTTTATCAGTTCCTAATTCTTTATATAAATCAAACCCATGACCTCTTGATGGTGGAATAATTGGTATTAGTTTAGCAAAATTTCCAACAGACACACCAGAGTTTCCAAGAGGACCTAAGTCTACCATTCCATAAGTATATCCCTGACCACCAGAAGAGACAACAGTTTTTATTATCTTACCATTACTGTCTGTGTCAATAATTACCTTACCACCAGTTCCATCTCCAACAATATCAACCTCTCTACCTACAATGTTTTGAGAATATCCAAAACCTGGTTTATCAATATAAACTTTTTTAATTTGATTATTGTTTATAGTAGAATCACCATTTTCTCGCACTGATTGAATTTGAGTTTCAGAAGAAGTTGGCCAGTTACTAGGAACAGAAATATACTCTGTTGAATCAAATTTTATTATATCACTTGGTGGAACAGTAAACAGATACTTCCAAATATATCCATCACCACTCTCACCTGCTCTAGATGGTTCTAAATCAGTAAATAAAGGTTCATCTTGTGATGCGTTTCCAGTAGAACTAATACCTGAAGAACCATTATCAATACAAACATAAACGTCAAAATTCTTATTGATTACGTAATAACTTGAATCATATAATCTTGTTGAGTTTGTAACGGGTGAGGGATTTGTCACACTGTAATCATGACGATACATTTCATATCTTGTTCCCTGAGTCCAGTTTCTTCTTGTTATTAATCTTCTTATATTTGCACTAGTAACCTTTTTACCAAATATTTGAGTATCTCCAGAATGATCTATATAATTGAAATTATCTGTTGGATTAGGTGTAT